TTCCAGTTTCCAAGCTTCCATGGGCCATACCTATCATGCCAGCGACGAGCGCTTCAGTATCTGGTATCGGACATGCTATCACGGGATATGTTGAAGGCACTACTGTATTCGTTTTCTTCATGGATGGAGAGTCAAAACAGCAGCCGATTATTTTGGGTTCTATTGCTGGAATTCCTCAGTCTAAATCGATGTTTGGACCCAATGGAACTTTAGAGACTGAGATTTTTTCAGATATTGCCGTTCCATCTACACAGACTAGTGATAATCAAGTGACTACCGATTCAGGTGTTCCAGTCACCGATTCATCTGGAGAACCTGTAGTAACAGAATCTCCTACTACGGGTTTAGATATATCTAGAGCAGTTGCTAAATATGGAACTAACGTAGAAATAGTGTATAAAGCATTACTAGATTTTGGTATAGTTAATGAAAATGCTATTATTGCTATTCTTTCTAATGTAGCAAAAGAATGTGAATTCAAACCACGTCGTGAAAATATGAATTACACGACTGTGTCTGGAATTAGAAATACCTTTCCGTCTAAAACTAAAAATTTTACAGATGATCAAATTAAAACTAAATACGTTTCAAACCCAGAAGCGCTAGCGAATTTAGTTTATTCTAATTCAGAAGGTAATGGTGACGAAGCTTCTGGAGATGGATATAAGTATCGCGGAGGCGGCTTTATTCAGTTGACTAAGAAAAATAATTATATCGCCGTTGGTAAAAAAATAAATGCGGATTTGGTTTCAAATCCAGATTTAGTAAATGACCCGACTATTGGCGCAAAAGCAGTAGCTCAATATTTCATTGTTAGAATGGGTGGCGCTAATAAATTATCGTATTCAAATCTAAACGATGCATTAACAACAGTGACCAAAGCTGTTAACCCGGGTGGCCTTGCGCACGATTTGCCTATAGTGACAACTGCCTCAACGCTGTTTACCAATAATGCGCCAGAAAAACCAGTTTCAGAAGTAGCGCAACCAAATTCTCCAGTGTCAGAATTAGATTCAAATGCAACACAACAGCAGATTGACTCAGGTACAACGACAAGATCAGTGATTACATCTAATCTTGGATTTAAAGATCCATCAAGCAAGTACCCATTGACCGATTTACTTAAAGAGTCAGATTCAAACAGATTAGCTAGACGAAATATTGCTAGCACAATGATAGAAAATAAATTAAAGAATCGTAGACCAAATATAAAATCTACGTCAGATACTGAATTTAGTGAACCTCTACCTGCATATAATGCGTCATATCCGCATAATCATGTATTTTTTACTGAGGCCGGCCATCTATTAGAATTTGACAATACTCCTGGGTCTGAAAGAGTTCAATTATATCATAAATCTGGAACGTTTACTGAAATAGATGCTGTCGGTAATCAAGTTAATAAAATTGTAGGAGATAGTTTTTCAATCACCGAACGTAATGGATATATTTATGTAGACGGAACTGCTAGAGTGACTATCGGCTCTGATGTAAAATTAAAAGTCGGAGGAAATTTAGATATATCAGTTGATGGCGATGTTATATATGATGTTGGCGGTAACGTGATTTGGAAAGTTGGTGGTTTCATTAATGCAAAAACCGGTTCTGGTATATCTTTAAGATCTGATGGTCAGATAGATGTAGATGGCTCTAAAATTATGCTAAATTCTAACACCGCTAAACAGGCTGATGTCAATGCTAGATCTGGAACATCGGTAGATTATCCAATGTCTGCTCCGGTTTCATTTGTAGGAGAAGCTTCGATAAAAATTGAAGATTCAGATGAATCTGTTATTGATACGTACATTGCGCAGGAAATAGTCAAGGGCAATATAACTAAAAAAGAAATAGAGGATGGAACAATGCAAAAAGAAAATCCAAAAGAAGTTAATGAAGAACCAGTTGCTGATACTGCTCCTGCTCCTGCTCCATTGAGTGCAGATTGCAGTATATTTCAGAATAAGACTGAAATACCTGATTCAACTCAATTGACTAAAAATTATAATATTGGAATGCTATCGTCTAAGGCTGCTGCATCTAGTTATAAAATCATACCGCAGCATGGTTTAAGTTTACCAGAAATAGCATGCAATTTAAAGAAAGTAGCAATCAATTGTCTAGAGCCAATTAAAGCCAAGTACTCTAAGATGTTAGTGACTTCTGGATTTAGACACGGTTCTGGGAAATCTCAACACGAACGTGGACAAGCTATAGATATGCAATTCGGCGTATCTAATTCTGACTATTATGACATTGCAGTTTGGATTAGAGATAATGTTCCATTCGATCAGCTTTTGTTAGAATATAAAACAATCGAGTCTGGTAGGGCGTGGATTCATATATCATTTGCAGATAATCCACGTAAACAGATATTCACATATATGAATCATAAAAATGCTGGAACCGGTCTAAGGAAATTACAATGACTACTGAATTAGTAAAAGAAATTCGAGATTTTGCGGATGTAGATTTTCTATTTAGCAAACACCCAATCACTGATAACGTCACTGTCAAAAAGAATGTCAATGCGATTAAACAAGCAATAATCAATTTGCTAACTTTAAGAATTGGCGATAAACCGTTTCATCCAGAAATACATTCTCCGATTTATAAGTATTTGTTTGATAATTTTAATGTAGTTACGCAGGTGCTTATTCAAGATGAAATTAGAAATTATCTGAATGTGTTTGAACCTAGAGTAGAAGTCCTTGATGTCGTTGTTAACATAAATTCATTGAATCCGAATGATTTACAGTGTACCGTTGTTGGTAAGATTATAAACATACAAGAACCATTTAGCGTTTCTATTTTGATAGAACGTCTACGTTAAAAGTAGATTAAATACTTCTTAAATAATAGAGAATACATGACATATGTCTACTAAACCGACAACAGAATTAGATTTCGATAAAATAAAGTCAGATATAATTTCATATATCAAGACTGACACTGCCTTTACTGATTATAAGTTCGAAGGTTCAGCTTTAAACGCAATTATCGATATTCTTGCTTATAATACGCATACGAACGCATATTATGCAAATATGCTACATTCTGAAGGATTTTTAGATACCGCGCAAAAACGTGGGTCTATTGTATCTAGAGCTAAAGAACTTGGATACGTTCCAAGATCTTCGACCGGTAGTAGATCGCTCATTAATATTACGTTTTCAAATGTCTTAGACGATTTTGTTAATTTACCAAGAGGAACTCCTTTACATACATCTAACGACAACGGAAGTTATACGTTTTTGACTGTCGATGATGCTACTTCTATTACTGTTGGCAATGATAGAGTTTTAAATGGAATCAGCGTAGTAGAAGGTACATTAGTATCTAATACATATAAAGTAGACACTTCGTCTAATGTTAGATCTATATTTACTATTCCAAATATGAATGTGGATATATCTACACTTAGAGTTTTTATCAAAGATACTAATTCTTCTATAGATAGAACACAATATTCTAGAGCCGAGTATATATACGACATTCTAGCTGACGATACAGTATACTATGTTCAAGAATCTTATAATGGATATTTTCAAATTTATTTCGGACAAGATATTGTAGGCAAACAACCAATTAATGGAAATGTTGTAGTCATAGACTACATGGTAACTACAAACAAACAGTTAGCAAATGGTTGCAGAAATTTTAATTTAGTTGCATCTGGAAACAATGTTTCTATCGTTACTGTTCAAGCTTCATATGGTGGAGCTGATAAAGAAGATTTAGATTCTATTCGTAGAAATTCTGTGAATTTGAATACTACTAAACATAGAGCTGTCACCAAAAACGATTATATGTCTTTGCTAAAACAGAATTTCAATTTTATTAAGTCAGCATCTGTTTGGGGCGGAGAACTAAATGATCCACCAGTATATGGTAAAGTGTTTATATCAATTCAACCAGTTGACGGATATTATTTGACCAACAGCGTCAAATACGATACGCTATTGCCATTTATAAAAGATCATTCTATTATTACAACAACACCAGAATTTGTTGATCCTTCTTATATAGATTTAGAATTTGAAACGGACATAAAGTTTAATCAAAATAAAAGCACTACTTCATTATCGCTAATCAACGGGTATGTAAAATCGACAGTAAGTAGTTATATTAATGAAGTTTCTTCATTCAACACTGATTATCTGAATTCTGATTTGATTAATAGAATATTAGATATCGACTCTGGTATCGTTTCAGCAGCTGTTCGTAAAAAAATTGGATTTACTATAACTCCAGTTACGAATTTGACTAGTATATTTTCGAAACGATTGAATAATTATATTCAAGAATTTACGATAGAATCTAGTGTTTTTTATACATCTCTAAATGGAATAAAAAGTTTAGTCAAAATTAAAGAGATTCCAAATAGTTTAACGACCAATGTTGACCTAAGCGGAGTCATGCAGAAATATACAAAAATCGGTTTATATAATTTATCTAATATTCTAATTAAACAAATTGGAACTGTTAATTTGAACAAAGGATTATTTGATTTTACTATGTATATGGATTCATACGCATCTAGCAATCGTTTCATAAGAATAAAGTGTAAATCTGTAGATGATGATTTGATTTCGTCATATAACCAAATATTTACACTTAGACCTGATATCGAAGATTTCACTATCGGCATTGTTTCAAACAATGTAGTAAATACCATTTTGTATGCAAAATAATATATCTTCTCTGATATACGGTCAAATATCTGAACGAGTTCAGACGAGTTATCCGCTATATACTGAATTTTTAAAGCTTTATTATGAATATGCGCAATTTAGATCTAATTCTATTGGTAAAATACAAAATCACCATTTAGATGTAGATGTAGATGAAACTTTAGATGTTTATATAAACGAATTTTTTAAGATTTATGGCACCGCGGTGCCAAGTAATCCTGCTCTAAATCGTCGAGAAGTAATTAAACTTTTGAATGATTTATATCTAGCTAAAGGATCTCAGAAATCGTTTGAATTGTTGTATAAAATTCTATTCAATACACAAGTTAATCTATCTTACCCTAAAGACAATATATTAATAGCATCAGATGGAAGATGGCATCAGGAATCTTTCTTTTTAATTTCTACTCTATTTGGAGATATACAGTCTATAGTAGAAAAAGAAGTTAAAATCACGACTGCTTCTGACGAATACTATATTACGGTTTTAAGAATAGTATCAATCGATGAAACTGATAGTCGTGTATATTTTATAAAGACGCATGACATATCTATTTCAGAAAATGATATTGTAACATTCATTGAGAACGATTCTGAATTATATGAAGGAAAAATAAAAAATTCACCTCATACTATAAAAGTTTTAAACCCAGGTAGAAGTTTTGAAGTTGGACAAATTTATAGTATACCCGGAAGTGTTGAGCCTACTCTTTTTAAAGTTAAATCGATCGATAGTTTGGGTGGAATAGTTTCTGCAGAAATAGTACACCACGGATTTACGCATCGAAATAATGTTGTCGCGCTTGTATCTCCATATAAAGCACCGCCAAATGTTTCTACTATCGATATTAGATCAGAAGAAATTCCACCTGATTCTGGTATTTTTACAGTGTATATCGGTTTAGAAGACACACTATACGAAATTACAGAAACTCTATACGGAGCTAAAACCGGATATTCTTTAAGTTCTTATTTTATATCACATGAAGATTTAAACGATAATTATGTAACTGCAGATTATTTCGGCTCAACAGTTATAGATCAGACTACAGTGTATGGAAATACTCCTGCAATAGATGATAGTTATGATGGCTCTATCTCAATGTCTGACTATCTGAATTCAAGAGCATATGTAACTATTGAAAAATCTGCATTAATCAGTATGCCCGGAAAGTATATTGACAATAAAGGTCAAATATCTGATCAGACGATGCGTCTGCAAGATAATTATTTTTATCAAATCTTTTCATATGTAGTTAGTTCAGAAATAGATATCAGAAAGCATAGAGATGTAGTGCTAGATATGCTTCATCCAGCTGGATTTAAATCTTTCTTCGATTTTAACGTTAGCGATTCTATAGATATATCATCAAATCTATCCGCCGATGCTAAATATACTTATAGATTGGACGTTTTAGACGAAGTTAGAGATAGCGATGAAATTTCATTTACTATTCAGAAATTGCTGGAAGAAACTCCGCTAACAGCAACCGACCCAGCGATAATACCTAA